CTAGGGGCTGGAACGCCCGCCGCGCTGAACCTCCCACTCCACCGCCACCCCCTCCATCAGCCCCGGCAGCGTCATCCCCTCCGGCTGCCGCCCGTCCAGGATTGCCTGGACGATGTCTGGCGCGAGCAGTGTCAGTCGCAGTACGCGGGAGACGTATGACTGGTTGATCTTCTCGACCACCGCCATCTCGCTGATGGACGCGTACCGCCCGTCTTCCAGCATCCGCCGCCAGCGAAACGCGCGGGCCAACGCCTTCGCCAGCACCGGGTCGCCGCGTGCCTCCTGCGCCGCTTTGTCCGCGACGCGAACCGGCGCCCCGTCCGGCCCGATAATCTGCTTCCGCCCGCCGCGGCGCCGGATGGCCATCGGCACCACCACTGTCACGCTGGTCATGCCGCGATCGCCTCCCGCTTCGTAGCCATGTCGTGAGCGAGCCCGGCCAGCCCTTCCAGGTTCAACGTGATCTCGGCGCCCGCGTTGCCGACCGTCACCCGCTCCACCAGCAGCCGCACGATCCGTTCCTGCTCGGCCGGGAACAGCTCTTCCCACACAGGCTCGAGACGCGCGAGTGCCTCGCGCACTTCGGCCTCGGTGAGGTCGGGCGCCTCCGCACGCGCCGCTCGCCAGGTGCCGACCACGGCCTCCGGCTGGCGCAGCAGGATTCTAACCTGGGCCATGACCAGCCCTTCGATCTCGGCAGCAGGCAGCCTTCGATGCGGCGCGTCGTTCGGCCCGCCCTGCAGCACCGCCTGGCTGACGTAGTAGCGGTAGAGCCGTCCGCGCTTGCGGGTGTGGGTCGGCGACATGGCCCGCCCATCCGCCCCGAACAGCAGGCCGCGCAGCAGCGCCGGGGCCTTGGCCCTGTTCTTGGCGCCCCGAACCCGCGGGCTCTCCTGCATGATCGCGTGCACCCGGTCCCACAGGCCGCGCGGGATGATGCCAGCGTGCTCTCCGGGATAGGACTTCCCCTTGTGCACCGCCTCGCCGATGAACGTGCGGTTCACCAGCAGCTTGTAGACTGCGCCCTTGTCGAAGGGCCGCCCGGTCTTGGTCAGCAGCCCCTCGGCGTGCAGCACGGGCAGCAGTTTCGTTGCGGAGCCGATTTCGGCGAATCCCTCGAACACCCGGCGCACCGTGGCGGCGCTGGCCTCATCCACGATGAGCTTGCGGTTCTCGACCCGGTAGCCGAGCGGCACCGGCCCGCCCATCCACATGCCTCGCGCGCGCGAGGCGGCGATCTTGTCGCGCACCCGCTCGCCGATCACCTCCCGCTCGAACTGCGCGAACGAGAGCAGGATGTTCAGCGTCAGCCGCCCCATGCTGGTCGTGGTGTTGAAGGACTGCGTGACCGAGACGAAGGTCACTTCGTGCTGGTCGAAGGTCTGGACGAGCCGGGCGAAGTCCATGAGCGAGCGGGACAGACGGTCAATCTTGTAGACCACGACGATATCCACGAGCCCGGCCTCGATGTCGGCCAGCAGCCGCTTCAGGGCAGGGCGCTCCAGAGTGCCGCCGGAGACGCCTCCGTCGTCGAAGCGGTCGCGCACGAGCACCCACCCCTCGGACCGCTGCGAGGCCACGTACGACTCGCAGGCCTCGCGCTGAGCATCGAGACTGTTGAACTCCTTCTCCAGCCCCTCGTCGGTGGACTTCCTGGTGTAAACGGCGCAGCGCAGCTTGCGCACCGTCGCCGGCATGGCGGATGGATCCCGGCGACTCATGCGCCGGCTCTCCGAAGCCCGAAGAACACCCAGCCGTTCCAGCGCGTGCCGGTGATGGCGCGCGCGATCGCGGAGAGCGACTGGTACGGCCGCCCCTGCCATTCGTACCCGTCGCGGGTGACGGTGACGACGTGCTCAAAACCGTGATACTCGCGCAGCAGCCTGGTGCCCGCGAGCGGGCGCTGGTCGCGGCGGATGCGGCACAGGGTAAGGTTCCGGCCGTCGAGCTGCTCGCCCAGCGCTTCGAGGCGCTCCAGCGTCTCGCGCTTGAGTCCGCCATAGGCGAGTTCCTGGATGCGGTAGGCGAGGCGGCTTTCCAGGAAGCGCCGGTTGTAGGCGGGTGGCTCGGTGCCGACGAGCCTGCGCCATTGGTCTTTCAGCTCGCCGATTGGCAGCGTCTGCAGCGCGGCGAGCCGCGCGGGCACGTCTTGCTTTGGGATCGCGGTGATGGTCGGCGCGGGTGGTGCTGCGGGCTTCGGCTTGGTGCGGGTCATGCTCTTCCCTCTCTGTTGGGGTTCGCATGACGGCGCTGGCGGGCGGTCAGGTGTAGGCGAAGTTCTCCGGTGCGGTCGGCCTCGCGCGCATGTTCCTCCGCGGTGCGGCTCCGCAGCCGCAGCAGGCCGCGCGCCAGCAGGTCGCAGACCTCGCGCAGGTGCGGCGGCAGGTGGAGATTGACCGGCTGGTCCGAGCGCATCCCGCGACAATACGCATCGGGCTGTGCCTGGGGAGTGCAAAGATGTAGCGCTACATCCTCAGTGGCCGACCTGCCGCCCCAGCCAGATCACGCGCCCGACGACATGGATGTCTTCCGGCTTCAGGTTGCGCTGCGGCTGGTAGGCAGGGTTGTCTGACAGCACGGCGATCTTTGGCGGGCGGCCTAGCTCGACCTGAACGCGCTTCACCTGCAGGCCGTTGCCGGTGCGGATGACATAGATCCCGTCCTTGTCCGCAGGCTGGTTCTGCCGGAAGTCAACGAGCACGGTGTCGCCCGGCCGCAGGGTGGGCTCCATCGAGTCACCGTCCACACCGATCACCGCCAACTGGTCGAGGGAGGCGCGGGTGACGGTGCGGATCCAGTCGGCACGGAAGGCAATGCGGTGCATAACTGCCTCGCGGTCCATGTCCTTCCCCGGCCCGGCCGAGGCCGCGGTATCGTAGACCGGCAGCAGCGCGTAGCTGTCGCCGCCGATGCTCACCAGTTCGGCTTGGGACGGCCCGGTGTAGCGCTTGCCCTCAGCAGCGCCCGGGCCACGCCGCACGCGCTGGCCCAGGACGGCGGCCGCCTCTTCAGCGGTGTTGACGATGATGCCCTTGTCGGTCGATTTGGCGCCGAACAGCAGCGTCTGCCACGTGATGCCCAACGGGGCGGCAAGTGCACGCGCGGCACGGGCCGTGAGCGGCCGGCGCCCGCTCTCGTAGGCGCGGTAGGTGGCTTCCGGGACGCCGGCAAGGCGCGCGAGTTCCGCGCCGCTGCCGATGCCCTTTTCCTCCCGCAGCCGCCGGAGCCTGTCTGAGGTGGTGTCCATGCGCTGCATTATGTAGCGCATCTGCGGCGATTGTGTAGCAGGTTTCTGCGAATACAAATAGTCTTGTTTTTGTCGCGTGACGCAGCGTATCTCTCGGCCATGCCCGCACGCACCGCCACGCAGCACCAGCCGGTCGAGATGCCTCTCGGCGTGGCGCGATCCACCCTCTCGCCGCCGCGCAGCTTCGCCGCCGTCATCAACCTCTGGCCCAGCGCCAGCCAACTGGCCGCGGTGCTCGACGTCGAGGCGGTGACGGTACGAGCCTGGCGCCGCCGGGGGATCCCCGCACGCTATTGGGCAGCGGTTGCCGCCGCGGCCCGGTTCACCGGCCGGCCGGTGGATGAGCGGCTGCTCGCGGAACTCGGCTCGATCCGCAAGGGCCAGCGCCGTGGGTAGGGCGTCGCGCGACAAGGGCCTGCGTCGGGAGCGGGCGATCGTGGCCATCCACGCAAAGTCCGGCGTGCGCGCCGAGCGCGTCCCGCTGTCGGGAGCCTCGCGCTACCAGGGCAACGGCGCTTACGTCGATCTCTATGTCCGCGGCACCGCCCCCATCAAGGCCGAGGTGAAGGCCCGCGCTGATGGCACTGGGTTTCGCACGCTCGAGCGCTGGCTCGGCTCCAATGACGCGCTGTTCCTTGTCCGCGACCGTACGGAGCCGCTGGTGGTGCTGCCACTGCGGATCTGGCTGGAGGTCGCCTGCCGCAGTGCGAAGCACGACGCCGACTGCGACCGGACGCGCTGCGAGCGCCGCAGCGCCATCGAGCGTGGGCCGCTGCCGCGGGCGGATGCGATCGCGCGGAGGGCGGCATGAGCCCGCGCGAGCGCTGGATGCTCGCCGGCCTCGCCATGCTACGCGACGCCGCGCTGCTGGCCGCCATCGTCGCGAGCCTGCTCAGCGTGCTCGACCTCTGGCGGTTCCAGTGAACGCCCGATCGCACCCCACCGACAGCGAGGTTCCGATGAACCGTCTGACTTTGACGCAGTTGCGCAGCATGAGTGTTTCGGACGCGTCGCGCATCCCGGTCGACCAGCTCGCACTGCTGTTGGAGGACGTCGCGGAGCTGAGGGCCGACGCGAAGGCGTTGGGGGACCTGCTGAACGACGCGCTGCATGCCCGGTACGGCGACCAGGCCGCCATCCTGCGCCGCGCCGAGGGCAAGGACTCTGGCCGCGTGCGGCTCGCCGACGCTGACTTTGAGGTGGTCGCCGACCTTCCCAAGAAAGTGGATTGGCACCAGGCCCGGCTGCGCGAAGCGGTCGAGACGGTGCGGGGCTGGGGCGAGGACCCTGCCGACTACGTCAGCACCGAGCTGCGTGTTCCGGAGCCCCGGTACGCCGCCTGGCCGCCGAAAATCCGGGCGGTGTTCGAGGCCGCCCGCACCGTCAGCACCGGCCGCCCGACCTACACCCTCCAGACCAAGGAATCTTCCAAGTGACGCACGAACTCCGCATCCAGGCGATCATCCCGCTGGCCGGCGACGCGATGTCCCGCGCCAAGGACGTCACGGCCTTCGAGCCGACGCTCGACACTTTCACCGAGGCCGTGGCGCGCGCCGGCGGCGAGATCGCGGTCGATGTCGTCAAGGCGAAGCCGCGCGCGGCGAAGGAGGCGCACTGATGGCGATCTCGCTGGCCTCGCTGCGGCGTGGTGGCGACAGCCGCCCGCCGCGCCTGCTGGTCTACGGCGTCGCCGGCGTCGGCAAGACCAGCCTGGCCGCCGCCGCGCCGAACCCAGTGTTCCTGCAAACGGAGGACGGACTCGGTCGCCTCGATGCACCCACGTTCGGATTGCTGCGCAGCTATGCCGACGTGCAGGACGCTCTCGATGCCCTGTATGGCGGGGAGCACAGCTTCCAGACTGTGGTGCTGGACAGCCTCGACTGGCTGGAGCCGCTGGTCTGGCAGGAGACCGCCGCGCGGAACAACTGGGAGCACATCGAGCAGCCGGGCTTCGGCAAGGGGTATCTCGCTGCGCTCGACGTCTGGCGCGGGTTCCTCGACGGGCTGAACCTGCTGCGCACCGAGCGCGGCATGGGCGTGATCCTGATCGCGCACAGCGACATCAAGCGCTTCGACAGCCCCGAGACGGAGCCGTACGACCGCTACGTCATCAAGCTGCAGGCCCGGGCCGCTGCGCTGGTGCAGGAGCATGTCGACGCGGTCCTATTCGCCAACTACCGCGTGAGCACGGTCAAGACCGATGTCGGCTTCAAGAAGCAGGTGGTGCGCGGCGTCTCCGGTGGCGACCGGCTGCTGCACACCGCAGAGCGGCCGGCGTTCCTCGCCAAGAACCGCTTCGGCCTGGCCGAGACGCTGCCGCTGTCGTGGCCCGAGCTCGCCGCCGGCATCCCCTTCTACGCGGCGCCGCCGAGCGCCGCCCCCACCCCAATCACCGAAGCACGGAGCTGACCGATGGCATCCCTCAACGGCACTTTTGACGCGACCGGGGTCGCCCCCGCCGTCCCGCTCGAGGTGCTGCCGCCCGGCAAGTATCTCGCGCATCTGATCGAGAGCGAGATGCTGCCGACCAAGGCCGGCGACGGGCAGTTCCTGAAGCTGGTCTTTGAGGTGCTGGAAGGCCCCTCGGCCCGGCGCAAGATCTTTGACCAGCTGAACCTGGTGAACCGCAACGACCAGACGGTCGAGATCGCGCAGCGCACGCTCTCGGCCATTTGCCATGCGGTCGGCCAGGTGCAGGTCAGCGACAGCGAGCAGCTGCACTTCAAGCCACTGGTCGTGACGCTGAAGGTCGAGCCAGCCGGCACCGACAAGCACGGCGTGCACCGCGAGGCGCGGAACAAGGTCGCCGGCTACGCGGCGGCCGCGGCCGGCGCCACCACCAGCACCACCCCACGCCCCACAGCCGCTGCGGCCCGCCCGGCCCCTGCGACGCCTCCCTCTGCCGCGCGCACCGGTACCGCCGCCACACCGCCCTGGCGCCGCAACGGCTGACCGCCGGGCCGGTGGACACCCTGCCGGCCTCCCCTTCCTCCCCGCGGGACCAGCCATGGCTGCCCTTCCACCACCACCGAACCTTACCGTCGCAGCGATCTACGCCGCCTACGAAGCGGCTGCAGATGCGGGGTATCGCGCGCATCTCGGCGCCTCGCTGATCGGCGCCGAATGCGAGCGGGCGATCTGGTACACCTTCCGCTGGGCGACCCGGGCGCGCCACACCGGCCGGCTGCTGCGGTTGTTCGAGACCGGCAACCTGGCGGAGGCACGGTTCGTCGCCGACCTGCGGCGCATCGGCGTCACGGTCCTGGACGTGGACCCGGCGACCGGACGCCAGTGGAACCTGCGTGATGCTGGCGGCCACTTCGGCGGCAGCATGGACGCGGTCGCCAAGGGGTTTCTCGAGGCGCCGGCGACCTGGCACGTCTGCGAGTTCAAGACGCATAGCGCCAAGTCCTTCGCTGCGCTGACGGCCGAGGGGGTCGAGAAGTCCAAGCCGCTGCACTGGGCGCAGATGCAGGCCTACATGCAGCTCGCCGGCCTCGATCGGGCGTTCTACCTGGCGGTCTGCAAGGACACTGATGAGCTCTACCAGGAGCGCATCCGGCACGACGCCGAGGCGGGACTGCGGATCCTGGCCAAGGCCGAGCGCATCATCGGCGCGGCCCGGCCGCCGGCCCGCATCAGCCAGGATCCGGCTTGGTGGCAGTGCCGCTTCTGCGACCACCATGCGGTCTGCCACGCCGGCGCTGCACCAGAGCGGCATTGCCGGTCCTGCCTGCATGCCTCACCGGTGCACGGTGGCGACTGGCACTGCGCCCGGCACGCCGCCACTCTGGACCGGCGCGCACAGGAAGCGGGCTGCGAGGCGCACCTATATCTGCCGGACTTCGTGGCCGCCGAGCAGGTTGATGCCGGGGACGACTGGGTCAGCTACCGGCTGCCAGATGGAACCGAATGGCGTGATGGCGTGCCTGCAGTCACTGCGCCCGAGGTGGTCTCGCACCTGCCGTGCCGAGCCTGCCGCAGCACGCTGTATCGGGTCGGGCCGGGCAAGGGTCCGCACATCGCCGAACTGATCTGCGCCGACTGCCATGGTGGCCGCCGCTGGCTCAGCAAGGCAGACGCGTCGGCCATGGGGATTGCGGCATGACCCTCTCGCTGCGCCCCTATCAGCGCGCCGCCGTCGAGGCGCTGTATGACTACTTTGCCGCCAGCGCAGGCAACCCGCTGGTCGTGATGCCGACCGGCACGGGCAAGTCAGTCGTCATCGCCGGCTTCACGCGGGAGGCGATCGCTGCCTACGGCGACACCCGCGTGCTGATCCTCACGCACGTGAAGGAGCTGATCCAGCAGAACTTCATGGCGCTGCTGCGCGCCTGGCCGGAGGCGCCGGCCGGCATCTACTCGGCCGGCCTGTCGCGCCGCGACCTCCACGCACAGATCCTGTTCGCCGGCATCCAGTCGATCCATCGGCACGCGCGCCAAGTGCAGCGTTGCGATCTGGTGCTGATCGACGAGGCGCATCTGCTCGGCCGCGGCGACAGCGGCATGTACCGCTCCTTCCTGAAGGAGCTCAACGAGATCAACGCCGGCCTGCTGAAGGTCGTTGGCTTCACCGCCACTCCCTACCGGCTCGACAGCGGCATGCTGCATGAGGGTTCCGACCGGCTGTTCACCGACATCGCGTTCCAGGTGCCAGTGCTGGAGATGATCCAGCAGGGCTATCTCTGCCCTGTCGTGCCAAAGCGGACCACGACACAGCTCGATGTTGCTGGCGTCGGTACCCGCGGCGGCGAGTTCATCGCCAAGGATCTTGAGGCCGCCGTTGATCGCGACGAGGTCACGCGCGCTGCTGTCGCGGAAATCGTCCAGCATGGCGAAAGCCGCGGCTCGTGGCTGGTGTTCTGCTCCGGCGTCGCCCATGCCAGGCACGTCCGCGACGCCACCCGGGAACACGGCATATCCGCGGAGACAGTCACCGGCGATACCCCTGGACCGGAGCGCGACGGCGTCCTGGCCGCCTTCAAAGCGGGGCGCCTGCGCTGCGTCACCAACGCCAATGTGCTCACCACCGGGTTCGACGCACCGGGGGTGGACCTGATCGCGCTGCTCCGGCCGACCAAGAGCGTCGGCCTCTACGTCCAGATGGTCGGCCGTGGCACGCGGCTGGCCGAGGGCAAGGACGACTGCTTGGTGCTGGACTTCGCGGGCAACACCGCGCGGCACGGCCCAATCGACACCGTGGACGGCCGCAAGAAGGAGCCGGCTGGTGACGGTGAGGCGCCGATCAAGGTCTGCCCGGAATGCCAGACCATCAACCATGCCGCAGTTCGCCACTGCATCGAGTGCGACTACGACTTCCCACCGCCGGTGGTGAAGGTCGCACCTCAGGCGGCATCGAACGCGCTGCTCTCGACGCAGCTGCAGGCTGCCTGGTCCGACGTCACCGGCGTCACCTACGCCCGCCACGAGAAGCCCGGCAAGCCGGCGTCGCTGCGTGTCACCTACGAGTGCGGCCTGGCGCGGCACAGCGAGTGGGTCTGCTTCGAGCATTCCGGCTTTCCGCGCGACAAGGCGGTGGGCTGGTGGCGGCGCCGCGCCGGCAACCTGCCCCCGCCCGCGACCGTGGATGAGGCGCTCGAGCAGCTGGACCATCTGCGCCGCCCCATCGCGATCCAAGTTCGGCCCGCCGGCCAGTACACCGAGATCGCCGCTGCGCGGTTCGTGTGAGATGCGCCGCCTGTCACCTTCGCACCGCGCGCGGCTTCGGCTGGTTCGATCCGCGCACGCTGGTGAGCCAGCCGCTGCCAGCCTGCTCCATGCGCTGCATGAACGCGCTCTGCCGGAGGTGGGGTGTGGTTGATCCCGACGAGCACGAGACCGCCGCCATCGCGGCCGCCAGCCCCATGGCTGGCGAGTACCTGGAAAGCATCGGCAAGACCGACCTGGCCGCGCTGACCGAGTCCGAGTGGCTGACGCTGCTGGAGGTAATCGTCACCGCCTACCAGGAGGCACTCGCACGCCAGCTTGACGCAGGTCGGCATCCGGCGCCACCGCTCATGGTGGGTGGTCGGCAATGAGCCAACCCACTTTCATGGCCGATTACGGCGAGCGCCTGGTCGACAACGGCTACTCGATCATCCCCATCATGCCGGGCACCAAGGTACCAGGCCAGTTCCGCAGCGGGGAATGGTCCCCCTATCCCGACTGGACGCGGCATTGCGACCGGCCGACGAAACCCTTCGAGGTCGACATCTGGCGGCGCTGGCCCGGCTGTGGAATCGGCATCGCCACCGGCGCCGTGGTGGGCATCGACATCGACGTCCTGGAGGGCGCGCTGGCGATCCAGCTCGCCGAGCTCGCCACGTCCATGCTCGGCGACACGCCCTGCCTGCGCATCGGCCGCGCGCCCAAGCGGTTGCTGGTCTATCGCGCCGAAGCGCCCTTCGCGGGCCGCAAGCGCCATCCGCTGGAGCTGCTGGCGCGCGGCCAGCAGTTCGTCGCCTACGCCATCCATCCCGATACCGGCCGCCCCTACGAGTGGCCCGACGACAGCCTGGTGGAGCTGTCCCTGTCGCGCCTGCCGGTGGTGGATGAGGGAGGCTGCACGGCCTTCCTGGACGCTGCGTGGCGGCTCGTGCCCGATGAGGTCCGGGTCAACTCGATCCTGGCGGACGCGCCGACCAGAACCTGGCGCGGCCCCAGCGATCCGAAAGGCACGCGCGATGCCATCGCGGCGGCGCTGGCCTACCTGCCGAACGACGACCTGCCGGGGAACGAATGGATCACCGTGGGTGCCGCCATCAAGGCCGCGCTCGGTGAGGACGGAAGGGACCTCTGGCTCGATTGGTCCCGTCAGTCCAGCAAGTCGGGGCGGTCGGGCAAGTCCGACACCCCCGAACGACGGTGGGTGTCGCTGCGGCCCCACAGCGTCGGCGCGGGGACGATTTACTGGCTGGCCGAGCAGCGCGGCTGGGTGCCGGATCCCGCCCTGACGTTGAACGGCACGGCAGCCGAGCAGGCGGCACAGCCTCATCCCGCTGCAGGATTCCTGGCCAAGGTGGCTGCCACGCCGCTCCCCGCCGCGCCGCCGCCGAAGCCCTATCGTGTGCCGCCCGAGCTGCTGCAGGTGGACGGCGCGCTGAAACTGTTCGTCGACTACGCCACGGCCAGCGCCGTCAGCCCGCAGCGCTTCCTCTCGCTCGGTGCAGCCATCTGCCTGGTCGGCGCGATCGCCGGGCGCCGATATCGCACGCCCACGGATCTGCGCAGCAACGTCTATGCCATCGGCATCGCCGACAGCGGCGGCGGGAAGGATCACGCCAGGCGCTGCGTCAAACGCGCAATCTACGCCGCCGGCCTGGATCGCTACTTGGGCGGTGAGGATCTCGCCTCCTCGGCAGGGCTCCTCACCTCGCTGCATCGCCATCCGGCACGCCTGTTCCAGGTCGACGAGTTCGGCCAGTTCATCAAGCTCGTCCTGAATGCCCGCGCGCCAGCCCACAAGGCGGCGATCTGGTCGGAACTGACCAAGCTCTTCACCTCGGCCGCCGAGCCATACATCGGCGCGGAGTATGCCGACCAGAAGGCGCGGCCGCGCGTTACCATCGAACAGCCCTGCGCCTGCATCTGGGGCGTGACCGTGCCGGGCCCGTTCTGGTCGGCGCTGGAAGGTGGCGCGCTCGCGGACGGGTCCATCGCGCGCTTCCTGGTGTTCCTGACCGACGACGACTATCCGGAGCGCAACGAGGCGCCTGCCGCCATGGATCCGCCGGCGGACCTGGTCGCGGCACTGCAGGGAATCGCGCGCGGCGTGCCCGGCCACAGCCATGGCGGGAACATCGCCGACGCGATGGAATCGTCGGCACCGATCCACGCCTACACCGTGCCGCTCAGCCCTGGCGCCGAGACCGCCATGGCGCGCGTGCGCCGCGAGGCCACCGACCTCCTCCGGTCGCACCGTGGCACCTACGCCACCGCCCTGTTCGGCCGGTACGCGGAGAACACCGCCAAGCTAGCGATGATCGCGGCCGTCAGCCGCGATCCGGCAAAACCGGTGACAGGCGCACGTGACGTCACCTGGGCGAGCCAGCTGGTGGAGCACTGCATCGGCACGCTGCTCCGCGAGGCCGATCGGCGCGTCGCCGACAACGACACCGAGGCAAACCACAAGCGCGTCCTCGAAATCATCCGCACCGCAGGCACGATCAGCCGCAACGCGCTGGTCCGCAAAACGCAGTTCCTGTCGAAGCGCGAGCGCGAGGAGATTTTCGACGCGCTGGTCGAGGGCGAACTGGTTGCGCGCAGCATGAAGCCGACTGGCACCAAGCCCGTGATGCTGTTCGCCATCCGCAACACGCCCGAGGCAGACGAATCCATGGAGGACGCAGCTTGACGGAATCGATCCATCAACATGGGCCGCAACCCGCAAGGCGGCCTCCGAGGCCAGCTACGTGCCTATACGTCAAAACATCAAAACATCACGCGCGCGCACACGGGGAGATAGCGGTCGCGCGCGTGTGGAGAGAGAGACCCTTTGACGGATTGATATATTGATGATTCTCCAAATAGACCCCCCTTCGTACGTGCGCGCGCGCGAGGATCGTGACCTCTTCCCAGGCGAGGGATCGAGAAGCCTCCCAGGTGGCCCACTACCACCGAGGTCCAGCCTCGACCGCGGCACCTGCAGCGCCACGACCAAACCCGAGATGGAAGCCCTGCGTCGCCGCGTCTGGCGCGAGCAGGGCGTGATCTCGCTGCATCTCGACGACACCCCCGATGCCTGGCTCCGCCAGGCTCTCATCAACGAAGCCACGCGGCGCTGGGGGCCGCGCAAGGATGGAGGTCACCATGGTTAAGCGCACCCGCCGCAAGGGCACGACGCAGCGCGAGAGCCTCGCCCAGCCGAGCAAGTGGCGCCTGCAGCATGGCGGCTTCGGCGACGTGGTGCGGGAGGCTGATCCCGACACCGGCACGCCCGTCCTGCATCGCTACGCCGTCGACACGCTCGGGCTGATGCTCGCGAACGGCACCATCACGCGCGAGATGCATGATGCCGGCGCGATGTTCCGAAGGCAGTTCCGCACGGCAGCGCTGGACGGCCTGCGTGGGGTGCCGCTGGTGCGTGTGCCCGGTTCGTCGGGCGGCGACACCATCACGGAGACGCAGTTCCAGGCACGCGAGCGGATCGCCAAGGCAGTGACCGTTCTCGGCGGCCCAGGCAGTCCTGCGGGCGCGTGCGTCTGGCACGTGGTCGGGCTCGAGACCTCGATCACGGAATGGGCACGCCGCGAGGGCTGGGGTGGCAGGCCCATCGGGCACTCGCAGGGGCAGGGCGTGCTGGTCGGTGCGCTTGGTGTGCTCGCGGGGCACTACGGGCTGGCGCGGCGTTCAGCGTGAACGCGCTATCGCAGGCACAGGGGTACGAACTCCAGATGATTTTCTGAGAGGCATTACGAATCTGGCGCGTTGCCTCGTGCCTGGTGCTGCGTCTCTCTCAGGCACTCGGTGATGAGCCGCCAGGCGAGTGCCAACCCATCCCGCCCCGCCTCGGCAGCCCACACGGCGGAATGACGATAGAAGCCTCCTGGTTCGTGATCGACGCCGAGCGCGGAGAGTTGCACTTGGCCTGCCTCCTCAATCGCCGCTATGACCTCTCGTAGGTGGTCCGTGAGGTAGTCGTCGTGGTTCTCCGACAGGGTGCTGTCATCGAGTGGCGCACCGTCCGTTACCACGAGAATGAGACGTCGCAGGGCAGGCACGCTGAGCGCCCGGCGATAGGCCCAAGCGAGTGCCTCGCCGTCGATATTCTCCTTCAGTAAGCCCTCGCGCAGGAGGAGGCCGAGCCTGTCCGCGGTGCTCTCCCACGACTGATCCCAGGACTTGAACACAACGTGCCGCAGGTCGTTAAGCCGTCCCGGATTGGGTGGGCTGCCGTCCGCGGCCCACTTCACGCGACTTCTTCCCCCTTTCCAGGCCGCGGTAGTAAAGCCAAGCAGTTCGAGCGTTCCTCCCGCGCGACAAACTGCGTCGCCAATCACCGCGGCCAGCACCGCGACACGCTCGACGGCTTTCCCACGGAGAGAGCCGGAGCAGTCCAGCAGAATAGCGACGAGCGTGCCCTGTAGATTCGCATCCCCGGCAAATGTGACGTTCTGTGCGCCGAGCATGGTCCACACGGTACGCTCAAGCATATCCCGATGTCGCCCTTGCTCGCCGGCCGGAATCAGGCTGTCAGCGCCGACTTCCTCATCGAACCTGCGGGAGTAGGCTCGGTATGTCGGTGTATCTGCATCGAGTCGAGGGTCGTCAGGTGGTGCCGCTGGTGAACCAACCGGTTTGCCGGCGGGCGGAGCGACGGCTTCGATCTCCTCTAGCCACTGCGCCGACAAGCGGCTGCCTTTCGCCGCCGCGAGTTGGAGCCACTCGCGCAGAAGGGCGAGGGTGGCGGAAGGCATCCGTGTCAGCCACTCGACATCATGCGGGTTGCGGAAGGTCGCGAACAAAAGAATGGCGACCTCTTCGACCGCGCCGTCGTCGCCATCGTTGGCGAGATAAAATTTATGGGGCGTGACGACCGCGAGAGCAGGAACTATGAGGAGAGCATCGCGAGGGCTGCCGTCATGCTGCAGCCAAGTCAATCGCCCTAACCCATTTGTGCTCGGGCGCTGAGCCAACAGAGGTATGTCAGGCGGGGGTGTCGCGGCGCTTGGGACGAGGCCTGTCACCGGCGGCCCACGGTCCGCACGCGAGGCCGAGAACTCAGTCCAACTTCCACGCACTGCGCCGAGCGTCACATCAGAAAGCGGCATCCATCCATGGCTTGCCCACGCTGGACGACCGAAAGCCGGGCTTCCGGCCCGGCGCGGCCGAGGTTCAGCACCATTGTCTGTGCAAGGGTGCTTCGGCCAAGGGGGGCCGAGTTCGTCGAAGAAGACTCGCCCACCGAACGGCGACTGGTAGAAGTAAACCGAAGCGCCGCAGACCGGGCAGCTGGCGTTCGGGTTAAGGTAACTGTCGAAGCACGCGTCAGCACGTTGCCAAGAACGCGCGAAACTCGGCGCAGCCGTGAAAATGCGGCTCGTCCCGCCGTCCTTAACGCACCAGCCGCACGTGCACCATGGGTGGTGGTTGTAACCTGGCATTGCCCGCCCTCCGCACTCGAACGCCGACCGAGACTTCAGCATTCTCGCAATAACATCTGAGAAGGGTTCAGACCGCTACATCTTCGCACTCCCCAGCAGAATTCGCTTCAGGTAGGCTTCTGACAGTTCCGATAGATGGGACGGCGGCGGTGGCCCAGCGGCCACGCTGCACCAGCGATGAGACAGTGGCTCGCGAGCCGCAGGGTCCTTCCTGGGCCCGGCTTATGCGGGGGGCCGAAGCGCGCTACCCCACTAGCGCCAGCCCGAAAATGTGGGTCGCAGTTCGCACCTTTCGGTCCTGACTTCAAACACTTGGCTGCGAACCATCGCCCCTGCGGTTCGCAGCACGGTTCGCACCCACCCTGATCCGGATGGCCCGATGACGCTCCCGTGGATGGCAGCGAAGATCGTGCTGCGTCCGGTGGCGGAACTGCGCGCGCATCCTGGCAACGCGCGCCTGCACAGCGCGGAGCAGGTCGAGCAGATCAAGGCCAGCATGCTGGCCTTCGGCTTCACCAGCCCGCTGCTGGTGGACGAGGCTGACGTGCTGATCGCCGGGCATGGACGGCTCGAGGCGGCGGTCGCCCTCGGGCTGGAGAAGGTGCCGGTGATCGCGCTGCGGCACCTGTCCGCGGCGCAGAAGGAGGCGCTGCGGCTCGCTGACAACCGCATCGCGGAGAATGCGACCTGGGACCAGGCACTGCTGCGCGACGCGCTGGCTGCTGCGCAGGCTTCCACCGACATCGATCTCGCGGGGCTTGGGTTCTCGGCGGAGGAACTGGCCGCGATCCTGACGGCTGCGGACGAGGCCGTCATCGATGGCAAGCCGGCCCAGGCTGCAGACCAGCCCGCGGCGGGCGATGGCACGGATGGCGGCGATGCGGCCGAGGCCGCGCCCGACCCCGCCGACGCCGAACCGTACGCTCCGCGCCAGGCCGTCACGCGGCCGGGCGACATGTGGCTGCTGGGCGAGCACCGCCTGCTGTGCGGCGACAGCACGGACGCCGCCACGGTCGCCCGCGTGATGGGCCAGGACCGGGCGGCCCTGCTGTTCACCAGCCCGCCCTACGGCAACCAGCGCAACTACACCACAGGCGGCGTGTCTGACTGGGATGCGCTGATGCAGGGCGTGTTCCAGCATCTCGACCTGGCGGTACGGCCGGATGCCCAGGTGCTGGTCAACCTCGGGCTGATCCACCGCGACAACGAGTGGCAGCCGTATTGGGAAGGCTGGCTCGATTGGATGCGTGTCCGCGGCTGGCGACGCTTCGGGCTGTACGCCTGGGACCAGGGACCGGGGTTGCCAGGCGACTGGAACGGCCGGCTCGCACCGGCGTTCGAGTTCCTGTTCCACTTCAATCGCGAGGCCCGCCGCCCCAACAAGATCATCCCCTGCCGCTGGGCCGGTCACGTCAACTCCGAGAAGGGCGGGCTCCGCGCCAAGGACGGAACGGTCGGCGAATGGCAGCACGCCGGCCAGGGCGTGCAGGACACCCGGATCCCCGACAGCGTGCTGCGCATTACCCGGCACAAGGCGCGTGGCATCGAGACCGAGCACCCGGCGGTGTTCCCGGTGGCACTGCCCGACTTCCTGATGCGGGCCTATGCCGACGAAAGCGATGTGGTGTTCGAGCCGTTCGCCGGCGCAGGCACGTCCATCATCGCCGGCCAGCGGACCGGGCGGTGCGTGCGCGCGATCGAGCTTGCGCCCGCCTATATCGACTTGGCGATCGCCCGCTGGCGCATGCTGCATCCCGATCTGCCTGTCACGCTGGCCGATGACGGTCGCGACTACGACACCATTGGTGCCGAGCGTGCGGAGGGCTTCGCAGATGCGGCCTGACGTAAGCCCGTCACGCAGCCGCCAGGGTTGCCCGCGCAATCGCGAGGTCGTGCGCCGTCTGCAGGTTCATCCAGAACTCCGCGGACATGCCGAAGCGGTCTGCCAGCTTGAGCGCGGTCTCGGCGGTGATCGCACGGGTCCCGGCCAGGATCGCCGTGATGCGGTTGGTCGGTACGCCGATCTCGCGCGCCAGTCGCGTTGCCGAAAGGCCCATCGGCACCAAAAATTCTTCGCGCAGGATCTCACCTGGCGTGACCGGCGGCATCACCTGGGCCCTGGCAACATCGCCGAAGCCGATGCGACCGGCGTCCAATTCCTCGCGCGAGATCAGGCGGCGTCGGGTTGCCATCGCTTGGCCTCCTCAGTGGTAGTCCACGATCTCGACCTCGTGCGCGTGCCCGTCGTGCCAGACAAAGCAGACGCGCCATTGGTCGTTGACGCTGATGCTGTGCTGTCCAGCGCGATCGCCCTTCAGCGCTTCAAGCCGGTTGCTCGGCGGAACTCTGAGGTCCTCCAATCGTACCGCGGCGTCCAGCATCGCGAGCTTCCGGCGAGCACTGGCCACGACGTCGGCCGGAAAGCCTTTCGGCACCAGGTTCCGGAAGACAGCCGCCGTTCGCTTGCAACGGAAGCTCTTGATCACGGCCGTTATGTGACACGTAAGGGGTGTTACGTCAACCGTAACACCTGGCTTCCGGGATGATCCAACCGACGCTGCAGGTGGTGCCGGTGCCGGTGGCGGCGCTCGTGCCATATGCCGAAAACGCGCGCACGCACTCCGACGACCAGGTGGCGCAGATTGCTGCTTCGATCGCCGAGTTCGGGTTCGTGAACCCGGTGCTGGTGGACGGCGCCGGTGTGCTGGTGGCTGGCCACGGCCGGGTGATGGCGGCGAAGCGGCTCGGCATGGCGACTGTGCCTGCTATCCGCCTGGCGCACCTGACCGAGGGGCAGGCCCGCGCTCTGCGGCTCGCCGACAACCAGATCGCGCTGAACTCCGGCTGGGACGAGGCGCTACTCGCCGCCGAGATTGCCCGCATCCGGGACGAGGCGGTCGTCGACCTGGACGTGCTCGGCTTCTCCGGCATGGAGCTGGACCGACTGCTGGCGGCTGCCGACGCAGGCCTCGGCGATGATGCAGACGACGCACCGCCGCCGCCGGCCGTCCCTGTGACGCGCACGGGTGACCTCTGGCGCTGCGGTGAGCACCGCCTGTTGTGCGGCGATGCGACGCGGCTCGCGGACGTGCAGCGCGCGCTCGGCGCGGGGCACCTGGCCGACATGGCTTGGCTCGATCCACCATACAATGTCGCCTACGAGGGTGGCACGGCCGCGAAGATGACGATCGCCAACGACGCGCTCGGCGATGGCTTTGCCGACTTCCTGCGGCCCGCGCTGGCCAACCTGCTCTCCGTCACCAAGGGCGCCTGCTACGTCTGCATGTCGTCGTCCGAATGGCCGACGCTGCATCGTGTCTGGCAGGAGGTCGGCGGCAAATGGTCCAGCACGATCATCTGGGCCAAGAACACGTTTGCGCTCGGCCGCGCCGACTACCACCAGCAGTTCGAGGCGATGCTCTACGGCTGGAAGGCCGGCGCGCAGCACTACTGGTGCGGGGCGCGCGACCAGGGGAACGTCTGGCACTTCGACAAGCCGGCACGCAACGACCTGCATCCCACGATGAAGCCAGTGGCGCTGGTGGAGCGTGCAATCCGAAACAGCAGCAAGCCGCGCGACACGGTGCTCGACCCGTTCGGCGGCTCTGGCACCACCATGATCGCGGCCGAGCGCACGGGTCGCCGCGCCGTGCTGCTCGAGATCGATCCTGCGTATGCCGATGTTGCCGTCCGGCGGTGGCAGGACGTCACGGGAGAAGCCGCGATCCTGGATGGCGAGGATCGCACCTTCGCCGACATCGCGACCGCCCGCATCGGTGCCGATCATGATGTGACTCAGAAGGCCTAATCATCGCAATGAGATAACGCTGCATCGCGCTTGGCTCAGCGGGGCCACAGCGCGAATGGTCCGTCACGCGCGGGATGCACCGCGCAGCAGATGACGGAGACCACGATGACCGACCGCGAAGCCCGCGCCGCGCGCAACCAGCAGAAGAGCCTGGAAGCCTTCCTCGCCAAGAAGGCCGAGTTCGATGCGCTCCTCGCGGAGCTCAAGCAGGCCAGCGACGACCACTTCGGGGCGGACCCGGAGGCGGTGCTCTGGGGCGAGGCGGCCTGGCTCACCGACGTCGCCACGAAACTGAAGGACATCGCGGACCAGCACTTCCGCCGCGGCGAATACGCCCGCTGAGCCGCAGCGCCTGAGGCGCACAGCCTCCCGCACCGCCCCGACAGGCATGTCCTGCGGGGCTCGGGGTGGTAGCACCCGGATGGTCGGGTGCCGAACCGGAGACCCCGACGATGAAGCTTTCCGACACCCAGCGCGTGATCCTCAGCGAGGCGAGCCAGCACGAGTTGCTGCTGGCGCCGCAGCCGAAAATGCCGAAGGCCGCCGCCAACGCCGTGCTCAAGAGCCTGCTCAAGAACGGACTGCTCGCGGAGTGCCCCGCGCCGCGCGAGCACATCGGCCGCGGCTGGCGCCAGGATGATGACGGCGCCTGGATTGCGTTGCGCATCACCGACGCGGGCCTGCGCGCCATCGGCGTGGATCCCGAGGATGTCGCCCAGGTTGCCGATACGGCCCCCACGGGCGCGCCGGAGCCAGCCCCGCAGGACGTGCCTGCCGAGCCGGTCGACGCGAACCAGGCCGCGCCTGTCGCGCAGCCGCGCGCGAGCCTCCGCGAGGCCGCTGCCGCGGTACTGGCTGCCTGGGACGACGAGGCCAACCGCGACACCGACATGATCGGCGCGCTGGAGGTGCCGATGGGTGCCCTCCGCGCCGCCCTTGCGGGCAAGCAGCCCCGCACCCCGCGTGAGCCCGGCGCCCTGCGCAAGCCGCGCGAGGGCACCAAGCAGGAGGCGGTGCTGGCCATGCTGCGCCGCCCGGAGGGCGCCACGGTGGCGCAAATCGCCGAGGCGATGGCGTGGGAGCAGCACACCGTCCGCGGGTTCTTCGCCGGCCTGAAGCGCAAGGGCATCACGGTGGTGGCAGCCGAACGCATCCGCCAGGTCGGCCCAAACAAGGAAGGCGCGAAGGGCAGCTACACGATCTACAAGATCGCCGGCTGACCCATCGCCAGGCAGGCCCACACGCCGCCGTCGCATGACGGCGGCGCTGCCGCGTTCTCAGCCTTGCGCCAGCAGGTCCAGCGTCCGCTGGTCCGGGACACCACCGAAATACTGCTGCAATGCTCCGGTGAACGCCTGGGAGTCGGGCTGCGCGTGCGCGAAGAGCGTCATCGAGGACCGGAACTTCAGATCATCCGGGCTGCCGAAGATGTCGTGGATGGATCGGCCCTGGATTGCTCGCACCAGTTCGGTGCATTCCACCAGGCGCTGCCCCAGGATGGGATGTGCGATGTACGCCTGGGCTTCGGCCAGTGAAGCGATTCCATAGCGCTTCGCGGTCGGGCTCTGTCCGAGGGCGCGCAGCTGCGGAAAGACGAACCACATCCAGTGGGTCTGCTTGCGCCCTGCACCGAGCTCACGGCGCACGCTTGCCATGACCGGGTCCTGGGCCGCGACGAAGCGCTCGAGGTCGAACGGGTCCTGCATGATCCTGCAGGCTACACCCCGCGGCAGCCATCAAGAACAACCCGCGCGGCGCTCCGCCTGATCCGACCATTGCGCGCGGCGGGAGGTCCGCCGCCATGCCCGAGCTGACCCCATCCACCCGTGAGGCGGCCCGCCGCATCGGCATCACCGAGACCGCGCTGCGCAAGGCCGAGGGGTCCGGCCGCATCACCCGCGAGCCGGACGGCACCTGGGACGTCGACAAGACCCGCCGCCGGCTGGTCGAGACCGCCGACCCCGCCCGCTCGCCGCTGGCCGCGGGCGCGGGCGCCGAGGGTACTCCTTACGCCCGGCTGAAGGTCGCCCAGCTCGCGCTGAAGGTGGAAGCCCAGCGCCTGGCGCTGGACGAGAACAAGCGCCGACTGTTGGACGTGACCGAGGCCAATGCCGCGATCGACGAGATCGCCGGCACTATGCGTGACGCACTGCTGAACTGGCCGGCGCGTGTCTCCGGCCTGATCGCGGCCGAGCTCGGCGTTGACCCGCACCTGCTGCAGACCATTCTGCAGCAGCACGTTTCCGATCTGCTGACGGAGGCCGCCGATCGCTTCGATCCCCCCGGCATCGGAGATCGGGCCGCGGACGCGTGATCATGTGCGCCGGCGTGCCGGCAGCATGCTCCGCCCGCCGCCGCAGATTACTGTCTCGGCCTGGGCGGACCGGCACCGCATCCTGAGCAGCCGGGCCTCGTCCGAGCCAGGCCCATGGCGGACCAGCCGGACGCCCTACCTGCGCGAGATCATGGACTCGCTCTCCGCGGTGCATCCGGCGCGGCGGGTGGTGTTCATGAAGGGCGCCCAGGTCGGGGCCAGCGAGGGAGGCAATTGCTGGCTGGGCTACATACTGCACCACGTGCCGGCACCCGTGCTGGCGGTGCAGCCGACCGTCGAGCTGGCCAAGCGGTTCTCGCGCCAGCGCATCGACCCGCTGGTCGAGGAGACGCCGGCGTTGAAGGAGCGGGTGGCCCCGGCGCGGGCGCGCGATTCCGGCAACACGCTGCTGTCGAAGGAGTTCCCCGGCGGTATCCTTGTCCTGACCGGTGCAAACAGCGCGGTTGGGCTGCGCTCGATGACGGCGCGGTTCCTGTTCCTGGACGAGATCGATGCCTATCCAGGCGATGTCGAGGGCGAGGGCGATCCGATCGCGCTGGCTGAGGCCCGCGCCCGCACCTTCGGCTGGCGCCGCAAGGCGTTCCTGGTCTCGACGCCGACCATCTCTGGTCGCAGCCGGATCGAACGCGAGTATGCGGCATCCGACCAGCGGCGCTATTTCGTGCCATGCCCGCACTGCGGCGAGCAGCAGTGGCTGAAGTTCGAGCGGCTGCGCTGGGACAAGGGCGATCCTCGATCGGTTCGCTATGCCTGCGAGGCCTGCGACCAGGGGATAGAGGAGCATTCCAAGACCGCGATGCTGGCTGGTGGTGCCTGGCGACCCACCGCGGCAGCCGAGGACCCGCACACGGTCGGCTTCCACATCTCGGCGCTGTACTCGCCGGTGGGGTGGCTGTCCTGGGAGCAGATCGCACGCGACTGGGAGTCCGCACAGGGCAAGGCCGAGGACCTCAAGACGTTCAAGAACACGGTGCTGGGCGAAACCTGGCAGGAGCAGGGCGAGGCGCCGGATTGGGAGCGCCTGGTCGAGCGCCGTGAGGATTTTGCGTTCGGGGTGGTGCCCGACGGCGCGCTGGTGCTGACTGCCGGCGTCGACGTCCAGGACGATCGGCTCGAGTGCGACGTGTGGGGCTGGGCCGAGGGGTTCTCGTCCTGGCTCGTCGACCATGTCGTGATCCCTGGCAGCCCGCGGGAGCGGGAGCCGTGGGATGCGCTGGCCACGCTGTTGGCCCGCGACTGGGCTCGGTCGGGTGGCCAGGTTCGGATCGCCAAGGTCTGCATCGATACCGGTGGCCGCGACACCGCCGCCGTCTATGGCCATCTCCGGCGGTTGCGCGATCCCAGGATCGCGCCGACCAAGGGCGTGGATGGCTGGAACCGTGCGCAACCGGTTCAGGGCCCAACACCGGTCGACGCCATGGTCGATGGCCGAAAGCTGCGGCGCGGGCTGAAACTGTGGACCGTATCCGTCTCGACCTGGAAGGCGGACTTGTATCGCCGGCTCTGGCTTGGCCGAGGTGAAGTGGAGGAGTTTCCACCCGGCTGGGTGCATCTGCCGCGCGCGATCGAGGTCGAGTGGGTCAAGCAGCTGGTCGCCGAGCAGCTGCAGACGGTGAAGGACCGCCGCGGCTTTGCCCGGCAGGAATGGGTCAAGCTGCGCGAGCGCAACGAGGCACTGGACTGCGCCGTGCTCGCACGTGCTGCGCTCTGGCTGCTGGGCGCGGACCGGTATGGCGAACGGTTCTGGCAGCGCCTGCGCGAGGATGTTTCGAATGCGGACGTCGCGCCACCGCGGTCATTGGACCAGGCGGCAGCCACCGTGTCGCCGCCGAGCACATCACCAGCGTCGGCAGCAACTCGGCCGAGCGGCTGGCTCGCTCCACGATCCGGGTGGCTGCGCTGAGGATCTCCAATGATCGATCCAACAATCTTGGCGTGGGCACTGGCCCAGCCTGCCGGATCGCGCTGGCGCGGCCTGGCGGACGCGTTCACCGGCGGCACCACGCGCGTGTCGGTCGAGGGGCGCACCGTCGAGTATCGCAGCCTGGACGAAATCGCCCGCGCGCTTATCGTCGGCCACGGTGCTGAGAACAGCGCGGCACGACGGCCCAGCATCACTTTCGCCAGCTTCTCGCGGGAGGGAACCAGGTGATCGGCCGGCTCCGCTCAGCTTGGCAGGCCCTCCGCGGATACGCGGCCGCGCAGGATGTCCGCTCGTCGGCACAGTGGGCGCCGTCCGGCGGCAGTGCCACCACCGAGGTCGGGGCGGCCGCAGCGACGGTCGCCCGCCGTGCCCGCGATGCGGTCCGAAACGACCCGTATGCCACGCGCATCGTCGACCTCTGGACAGGGAATGCGGTCGGTGCCGGCATCACCACCCGCTGGCCGGACAAGGCGCACGCCGACGCCTGGCGCCGCTGGGCCGAAAGCACCGCCTGCGATGCGGAGGGCCGGCTCGACCTCTATGGCCTCCAGGCTCTCGCGATGCGGGCAGTCGTGGAGAGCGGCGAATGCTTCGTGCGCCTGCTGCTGGCGCCGCCAACACCCGCCAATCCCGTCGGGCTGCGGCTGCAGGTGCTGGAGAGCGACCACCTCGACACCGCGCGCATCGGCATGGTGGATGGAGCGCCCACGATCCAGGGTATCGCGCTCGGGGAGGCGGGCGGGCCGATCGGTTACTGGCTGCACCGCGTGCATCCCGGCGGCTCCTGGCTGCTGCCCGGGGCGGCTTGGCTCGGCAGCGAGCGCATCCCCGCGACGGACGTGTTGCACATCTATCGCAAGCGCCGTCCCGGCCAGCTGCGTGACGTGTCGTGGCTCGCTCCCGTGCTGCTGCGCCTGCGCGACCTCGGCGACTACGAGTCGGCCTTGCTGATGAAGGCCAAGATCGAGGCCTGTCTCGCCGCCGTCGTGACCGAGGAAGGAGAGGAGGCGCTCACGGGTTCTGCCGCCGGCCTGCTGCGTGATGCGCAGGGACGTACGGTGGAATCCTTCGAGCCGGGCATGATCCTGTATCGCCGCGGCATGGGCAGCATCGAGGTGGTGAACCCCTCCGGCGGCGGCAGCCACGCGGCCTTCGCCAGGCGCGCGCTGGAGGCAGCAGCGGTCGGCGCCGGCCTCACCTACGACCAGGTGTCCGGCGACCTGACCCAGGCCAACTACTCCTCGCTCCGCGCCGGCAAGATCGAGTTCCGCCGGCTGTGCGAACAGGTGCAGTACGGCATGCTGATCCCGATGCTGGTCCGCCCGATCGCCGAGCGGTTCCACGCGCAGGGTGCGCTGCTCGGGCTGTGGGGTGCAGAACTTCCGGCCGATGTCAGCCACGTCCCGCCCGCCCACGAGATGATCGATCCCCTGAAGGACACCACCGCGCTGATCGCGCAGGTGCGGGCAGGGTTCGTGCCGCAGCCCGAGGCTGCGGGCGCCTTCGGCTACGACTTTCGCCAGGCGGTGGAAATGATCCGCGAGGCCAACGCGCTGCTGGATGATGCAGGCATCTCGCTCGATACCGACCCGCGCCGCGTCGCCAAGTCCGGCAGCGCCCAGGATGCCGCACAGATGGCGGCGATTGAGATCGCCGCGACGGGGGCAGCTATGCCGTCTCAGCCGGACGTGCGGCAACCGCAGTAGAATCCACCCGGCCATCGCCTTTGGCGGTTGCCAGCACGGTCACCCGTTCTGGTCCTCGGGCCTGACCGCGGGCCCGACCGGCGCGGGCTCAGGCTCCTTGGGCGTTTTCACTGGCGTCTGTTGTGGCACGGACACAGCTGGGCCCACGGGTGCCGGACCGGGGGGCGGGTCCGTCTCAGCAGTGCCGCGTGCTCGTGGGGACGTCATCGAATGGTCTCCTTGGAAATGCGAGGCGCAGACGACGAGGTCCGCCCACGCCTTGGCATAACGTCCGGCGGGCTCGGCGGTTCGCGGCGCTGGATAAAACGGCGTCGCTGCAGCCCGCCCACAGCACGGGATCACACATGACCGAAGTGACCGAACCGTGCGCGAGCGATGGCGCGTGGCCCCGCGACCCGGCGCCAGCGACCGATCCTGTGCCGATCACCGCCCAGCGCGCCATCACCGCCCCTGCCACCGTCGACCGCCAGGCGCGCACGGTCGAGGTGGTCTGGTCGACTGGTGCGCGGGCGCGGAACTTTGTGCACAGCCTCGGCCTGATCACCGAGGAGCTGGAGATGTCGCCCAACGCAGTGCGCATGGACGCGCTGCGCTCGGGCCGCGCGCCGGTGCTGAACACCCACCGCCGCGGCGATGCGCGCGACGTGCTGGGCCGGGTCATCGCTGCTCGCCTCGAGCGTGGCCGCGGCCATGCCACCCTGCAATTCAGCGCCGCGGCTGATGTCGAGCCGGTCTGGCAGCGCATTGCGGACGGCACGCTGCGCGCCGTGAGCGTCGGCTACCGCGTGCACCGTTACGACCAGCGGCCGGACGTGGCCACCGGCGAGACCGTCCATCACGCGGTGGATTGGGAACCGTTCGAGATCTCTGTCGTGCCGGTCCCCGTGGATCCGGCTGCTGCCATTCGCGGTGACGGGGACCAGGGCGCCCCACACACCGCCATCGAACCTGCCCTGCCAGAGGATTCTTCCATGCCCGACGCGCCCACCCCTGAGGCTGCACCGCCCGCCACCGCTCCGGCGGCGCCGCCCGCTGCGCCGCCGGAGCCGCAGCCCGCCCGCCCAGCCGCACCTCCGCCCGACCTAGAGGCGATCCGTGCCGAGGCCGAACGCGCGACCGCGGAGCGCATCGCTGCTTACGAGCCGGTGCTCGCCGCCGCCCGCGGCCTGCTTGCCGACGAGGTGATCGGCACGCAGCGGCAGGCGGCAATCCGCGAACGGGTCTCGGCCGAGGTCCTGCGTGGCCGCCTGTGGGAAGCCTTCACCAGCGCCGCCCCGAAGCCCAGCCTGCCGGCCCGCCCGGAGACGGGACCTGGGAACGACGATCCCGCGATGCTGGTGGACGCCATGGCCGAGGCGATCGCAGCGCGCTCCATGCCCGGCTATCAGCCCAAGGGGTCAGGCCGGCACGCGGAGTTCATGGGCTGGCGCCCGTCCGATATGGTCGCCGAGCTGCTCCGACGTCGGGGCGACCGGAATGTCCCCCGCAATCCCGTCCAGCTCGCCGAGCGCGCGTTCCACACCACGTCTGACTTCCCCGCGCTGCTCTCGGCCGCCGCCAACAAGATGCTGCTCGCCGCCTACCAGCCCGCCCGACCGACCTACCGGGAAATCTTCTTGCGGCGGGACTTCCGCGACTTCAAGCCGCACCGGCACCTGCGCGTCGGCGACTTCCCGACGCTGCTGCCGCTCGCCGAGAACGGCGAGATTCAGGCCGGTACCATGTCCGAGAGCCAGGAGATTGTCCTGCTCCAGACCTTCGCCCGGCGCATCCGGGTGACCCGGCCGATGCTGGTGAACGACGATCTCGGCGCCTTCACCGACTTCGCGGCTGCGATCGGCCGGCGCGTCGCCGACTTCGAGAACGCCACCGCCTATGCCCTGGTCAACAGCGCGAATGGCGACGGCCCGACGCTGGTGACCGGCAATGCTGCGATCTTCAGCACGGCGACGGCGCGCGCGAACAAGGCCGCAGCCGGCACCGCCCTCGACATCACCAACGTCGCCGTGGGCCGCGCGGCGGTGATGCGCCAAAAGACCCTCGACGGGCTGCCGATCGCGATCGGGTCGTCGATGCGCCTGCTGGTGGGCCCCAACCAGGAACTGCCGGCCCGCCAGCTCACGGTGGCGGTCTCGGCGACCCAGACCAGCAATGCCAACGTCTATGCCGGCTTCATCCAGCCGCTGGTCGAGCCGCTCATTCCAGCCAACCGGTGGTACCTGTTCGCCGATCCGCTAGCCACTCCCGTCTACGTCTATGGCTACCTGAACGGCGCCGAGGGTCCGCAGGTCACCACAGGCCCAGTCTCCGGCGTCGATGGCGTCGAGGTCAGCGTCATCTTCGACTTCGGCGTCGGCGCCATCGACCACCGCGGCGCCTGGTTCAATCCGGGGACCTGATCAGCTGGACCGCATGATGGGCACGCCATAGCGCTTGGCGTGCCCATCGTCGGTCACGAAGGTGGCTTCCTCGGCCGCTGCCTGAGCCAGCAGCAGCTGGTCGAAGGGATCGCGGTGCTGCGCGGGTGTCGGCAACCGCATCAGCCGCTCGACATGGCCCGGCTTCAGGTCGAGGAGTTCGAACCCCGCACCGACCGCGTTCTCGATCAGGCGGGCGACGTCGACCTCGAGCTTGCCGACGCGCACCTTGATCGCGGCCTCCCAGAAGGAGACGGCGCTGACCAGTACTGTGTTCTCCTGGTCAGCGATCGCCGCCGGTGCCTTTCGGCCTAGCTTCTCATCGCCGCTCGCAAACCAGAGCAGGACATGGGTGTCGAGCAGCAGCTTCACGAAGCGCGCTTGGTCCGGCGCGGCGGGAATGGGTCGGCCTCCATGGCCGCCAGCACCTCAGGTGGGGTCTCGTTGAAGTCGGCAGCCATCCTGATCTGGCCCTTCATGAACCCGAACGGGCGCGGCGAACCCTGCACCGGCTTCACCGGCACCAGCCGGGCGACTGGCTCGTCGTGCGAGGTGATGACGATCGACTCGCCCTGTTGCACGCGGCGCAGGTGATCCGAGAGGCGGCCACGCAGATCGCGCACGCTCACTTTCACATCGTCAGGCATCGGCGGTCTCCTGTGTTCACATCCTGTGTACACGAGAGGGCCGGCGCACCGCAACCTCGGCAGAGCCCATCCAGCACTTCCACTGCACCACAGGAGTCCACTCCCCATGCGCAACTTCATCCAGCCGGGCGACAGCCTGGCGGCCGCGGTGCCCTATGCCGGCGGCGTCACCTCAGGCCAGGGCGTGCTGGTCGGCGCGCTGTTCGGCGTCGCCGCCGTCGACGGCGCCCAGAACGCGGTGATCGAGATCGCCACCAAGGGCGTATTCGACATCACCAAGGAGCCGTCGCTGGCGATCAGTGCCGGCGCCCGCGTGTTCTGGGACAATTCTAACCGCCGCATCACCACCACCGCGACCGGCAATTTTCAGGTCGGCATCGCGGTGCTGGCCGCACTGGCTGCAGACGCGACAGCCCGCGTCGTCCTGCTGCGCGTGCCGGCCTCCGGCGCCTGAGGGCGGGCCGCAGGCGATCACCCGTGTTCCACACCACGCACGATTTCTCCCTGCTGCTGGGCGACGGCAGCGGACGGATCGTGCTGCCTGCGCCGCCGGCCGATCCAGGCACGCTGCTGCTGCCGAACGTGCTGTGGCGGGCGGACTTCGGGCTTGCCGTCGACACCCCGGCGCTGGTCGGCGGTGGCGGGGGCAGCGCGCCCGCCGCACCCACAATCGCCAACCTGGAGCTGGTGTTCGACTTCGACTTCGGCGCGCTGGCGGCCGGGGCCTTCCCGACCTCGGTCGCCTCCCAGGCCGGCGCGGCCACGTCCGCCGCTGTGACGGTTGGCCAGGGCGCACCCACGATCGGCACCGTGACCGGGTCGCGCCGCGGCGTGCTGTTCAACGGCAGTTCCGACCGCCTCGCCGTCACCAACGCGCTGGCCACGCTGCTGCCGGTGAACCCGGATGCAGAATTCCTGGTCGCCGTGGTCGGCCGCGTCGCCGACCGCACCAACCCAGGCACCTTCTTCGACATCACGCGCGACAACCAGTCGGGCGCCTTCAGCCTGAACCGCTATGCCTTCACCCATGGCGGCGCCAGCGGCGAGACCTTCATCGGCGCCAACCAGCTGGTCTGGCGCCGCGCCGACGGCAGCAACCGTGCTGACGCCGGCCTTGGCGCTGCCTGGGCGCTGAATTCGACACTCCGCATGGTCGGCCGCGCTGGCCCGCCGGGCGACACGATCAACCGAGCAATGCTGAACAACGGCACAAAATCGTCCTCGGCCTCGCGCAGCGTCACCGCCTCGGGCGGCAGCTGGAACCGCCTCACCCTCGGTGCGCTGATGGCCGACACCGCGCAGACCACCTGGTCGCGCTTCCTCAACGGCGCCATCGAGCGGGTCTTCGCCTACCGCGCCACCAGCCCAGGGGCCGCCAACGACGCCGCGCTGGACGCCGTCGAGGCCGCCATCGCCGGCTACTACAGCTGAGCCGCCATGCCGATCGTCCTGGAAGTTGAGCGCGGCCAGTCCGAGAGCGCGTTCGATGTGAACCTCGCCAGCTACGTCTATGTCGAGCAGGCGCTCCAGGCCACGCGCAGCATTCCGGGCCGCACCGCCTACCAGCAGGAGGTGACGCGGCTCACCGGCTGGACCTTCAACAACCGCGGCGACAGCTATGCCAACCCGCCGAACGAGCCGCCGCTGCCGGTGCGCTGGGGCGGCACCTCGTTCACCGACGACTGGATTCTGCCGCCCACTGATCTGACGCCGCTCGCCTCCAACGCCGATCCCCGCCTCGCCGGGCTGCGGGGCGAGGCCTACTTCAACAGTCTTGACGCCATCCTGGCGGCGCATGCGGCCTCGGCGGATGCGATCAGCATCCAGTGGTTCCGCCAGACCTGGGAGAGTTTTGACCCGTCCTGGCCGTTCGACATTGCGGCCTACGCCCGCGCGATCACGCTGTTCACCAGCTTCGAGATCGCCAAGTGCACTGCCGCCGCCCCGGGCAAACCGGCCGCGGTCTTCGTGATCATGCCGGGCCAGACCGACCGCGGCGGGCTGAACCACGCCCTGATGCGCGAGGTCCACCTGCACCTCGCCGTCAACGGCCGCCGCTCGTCGCGCCCGAGCCTCGCTGCGTTCCCGGTATTGCCGCACTTCCGCATCGCCACCGGGGCGACGCTCGAGCTGTCCATGGCGTCGGCCTACCAGGCGGATACGGGCCTGACCAATGGCAGCGGCGCGACCGCCGACAACGCGCACCAGTCGGCGGGCAGCACCCAACGCACCGGTATGGCGCGCGCCATCGAGGTGGCGCGCTGGCTCGCGCCGGCCGCGCCGCGGCCCTTCGATCGCGCGCCGGTCCTGCTGCACGCCTTCCGTAAGCCGGGCACCACCGACGTGGTCCGCCTGCGCGTGCGGATCACGCCGGGCAACTCCCTCGCCTGGCAGGGGCGTGACGCGGCCGATGCCGATCTCACTGTCCTGGGCGGCTTCGCAAGCAGCCCGTCGCAGGCGCACGTCTTCCTGCACCAGGGGACGATCGACAGCAGCACCGTGCCGACCGCGATCGCCGCGACCGCGATCGCCGTCGACAATGCCGACAGCGCCAAGGGGTACGGCCATCTCGACATCACGCTGGCAGCACCTGTGCCGGCCAACGGGTTCGTCTCGCTCAGCCCCAGCCAGAACGCCCCCGGCTACACCCGGCGGGCTGAGGCGATCGCGCCATCGCTCAAGCGGAAGCTGGGCCTCTACGAGGCGCTGGTTCCTGCACCGAACGTCACCGCGGCGTTCCCCGACCTGCTCGGTCCGGCCCCGTCCTATGTCCTGCCGGTCCTGCACGCGACCAACGTCCCAATCACCCAGGAGGATCCTGCCACCATGGCCGACCTCACCGCCGCCGGTATCACCGTCGTGGAGAACTGGCTCCGCACCCAGATCACGCACGCCGGCCTGCGCAAGAGCGGCACGGAAGTGTCGGCCGTCGGCTACGCCCGCGCCGCCATCACCTGGTCCGCCGCCGGCCAGCCGATGGAGAACGTCAACCAACTCGACTTCGGCAGCGCGATCACCGACGGCGGCATCAACGAGGTTGCTGGCTACACCGCCGCCACCGGCGGCTCCGCCGTCGTCGTCAAGGCGATCCCAACGCAGGCGCCGAGCAATCAGGTCGTCCGCCTCGCCGCCGGGGCGCTGGACGGCGTCGCTGCCTGATCCTCTGCGAAGGAACCGCCCCATGCCGATCGACCTGCCGCCCGAGCGCGAGCTGGTGGTGCTGGGGGCGGCCGGCGCCGCCGGTGCCCTCGGCCGCTACCTGGGCTGGGTCCGCGCCACCCAGCACAAGCCGCTGGGGCGCTGGACCTTCTGCTTCCAGCTCCCCGTGGGCTGCGCGCTCGGCATTTCCGGCGGCATGGCGGCGATCTCGGTCGGCGCCGACAATTTCTGGCAGGTCATGCTGGTCGCCCAGGTCTGCGGCATTCTTGGCCCCGACGCCGTCGACCTGCTGATCGACCTCGGCCGCAAGCGCCTGACCGGGGGCCAGCCGCCAGCCTGAAAGCAGTTCCACTCGATCGGACGCTGCCCTAGAACCCTTGCGTGACCTCTTGGTTTGCTTTCGTTGCGCTGTGCTTTGCAGCCGCGATGTCGGGCGCATTCTTTAAGCCAGGCGCTTGGCACGCGGCGCTGGCCAAGCCGCGCTGGCACCCACCGAACTGGCTGTTCGGGCCGGCCTGGGCAGTGCTCTACCTGATGATCGCAACGGCAGGCTGGCTGGTGTGGCACGCGGCGGGCTGGTCGCCGGCGCTGGTCGCATGGAGCATGCAGCTTGTGCTCAACGCTGTCTGGTCCTGGCTGTTCTTCGGGCTGCGGCGACCGGACCTGGCGTTTGGCGAGGTCGTTCTGCTGTGGCTGTCGATCCTCGCCTGCGTGCTGCTGTTTGCGCCGGTGAGTGCCATGGCCGCGGCGCTGATGCTGCCCTACCTGGCGTGGGTGGCTTTTGCGGCGGCCCTTAACTTCGCGATGTGGCGGCTGAACGGTGGGCGGCCGCGCTTCGCCTGACAGTCGGTGGACGGCCGTGCAGGGCGGCATCACCGGTCGTGCGGTGCGCCACGCAGTGCCAGGGCGAGGTCCGTCTCCGCCAGCGTCCCTGGTGAGATCGCAGCTTCGGTCGATGCACGGGCCCCCGTCGCGACACTGCGCGTGATCTGCGACGCGAACTCGCCGTCACAGGAGGTCCGTCTGTGACTGCCTTTGCGGATGCCATGGCGGCAATCGTCGCCGATCCCAACCTCGGCGTGCCGGCGATCTACCGCGTCGGCGGTGTCGGCACCGGCGTTGCCATCCGCCTTGTGCGTAGCGCGCCCGATGAAGTGGTCGATGCCTTCGGCATCAGCCTCTTGCGCCCGACCGACGTGCTGCTGGTGGCCACGGCCGATGTCCCGACACCGGCCAAGGGCGACGTGGTGCTGGTCGGCAGCGAGACGCTCACGGTGCTGGTGGCGATCCGCGATCCGGTCGGGGCCGCGCACCGGCTGCTCTGCGCGCGATAGCCCCATGCCGACCGCGCGCGAGGCCGCCATCACTGCGCTGCTGACGGTTGCCCAGGGCGTGACCGGCGTCACCGCGCTACGCAACGTGGCTTGGCCGGAGCGGGTCCCGCCTGGCGGATTGGTCATTGTGCGCGATGGCGAGACCGTCGAGGAGGAGGCGATGCTGTCGCCGCTCGCCTACGGCATCGTTCACCGTGCCGATGTCGAGGTGTTCGCTGCCGACGAATTGCGGCGCGACGCGATCATGTTGGCGCTAGCTGCCGCGATCAGAGCCGACCGCACGCTGGGCGGTGCCGTCGAATGGGCGGAGGCGGGTAGCCCGGACTATGACACCCTCGCGCCAGAAGGCGCCGCTGGTGTCGCAGCAGCCACCGTGCCGGTGCGTCTGATGTTCACTGTGCTGGGCGATGCGGCGGGCTGACACCGGGATGGATCTCCGCATCGCGCTGAACACCACCTTCGCGCCGGCGCTGTAAGGCGTCGTCGCCGATGGCCACGCTGCCGTGACCGCCGGCATCCGTGGCGCGACCACTGGCCTCAAGGACACGCTCCGCAGCCAGGTCCCTGTCAATTTCGCCTCCCGCAAGCTGCCGACTACCTGGCAGCAGTTGGACTTCCCGGCACGCGGCCAAAGCCTCAGTGCCGCTGCCTAGCCGGCAAGGCGGCCGTCCGTACTCCCGTACGCCCTGGTGAGCCTCCGCTACAACATTACAATCTCGTCCCGGTGCCGGGCCAGGGAATGACGTGGAGGTAAGCGATGGCAAAGGCGAACATCGACTTCTGGGGCAAGAGGCGCCTCGCGACTCGCCTCCGTTGGCACTTCCGGCGCGTTCCGCATGTGGTGTTTCTGCTTGTGGCAGGGATCCTGGCCGCCGTGGGCGTCGCGTGCCAAGTCTCGTCGATCTCCTTCGTGGCCGGGGTCGGGCAGAACCTGTTCGCCGACGCCCTGCTCCTCGTCGTGGCCGCGCTGGTCCTCGACCGGCTGTCCAAAGAGCGTGAGAGGAACGACACCGCAAGACCGTTCCAGGTCGTCTACAGCGAGCTCCGGGACATCTATTCGCGGGTCACCACCTTGTGGATCCGCTGGCTTGTCGTGGCTTGCGGAGCGCGGGTCGAGGAAATGAAGGATCTCCCCAACGATGCCTTCGTCAAGGCCAACGAGACGAAGATTGAGAACATCGACCTGAGCAGGCTTCCGAGCGAGGCCACGCGGAAGGTACTGCAGTTCCTCGCCGCAGACGCGCTGGCCTGCCAAACCGCCATCGACGGGAGCTACGCTCGGATCGCGCCCTTCGGCGACCTCAACGCATTGGCAATGCTGCATTCCCTCCGGACATCGGGCTTCCTGGCTTGGTCTATCCAGAGCCCGCGCTCCTTCGCCGAGAGTGGCCGGTTCGGGGTTTCCGGTATCGGGAGGAACCTGCTCTTTCGCGCGACCGAACACCAACAGCTCGTGCTGAGTATGGGAGCGAAGCCCGCTGACGTGGAGGGACTGTGGGGCGCCACTCCGGATCGGCTGGAATGGGAGAACGCCGCCGACATCATGCGGTCCCTGGCGGCCCACCTCCAGGAGCTGGGCCACTTGGTGAGCCCCTACATGCATTCCTTCGCGCTGAACGACCGAGTCGATCTGGTGCGTCTAGGGATCGCGTGGCGTGACCTGGGCCTAGTCCCGGTGGGGAACGTGGAGGCTTGGATCGCCGAGGTGGAGGCCGCTGCGCGGGCGACCTCTAAATCCGCCTGACCGCGAGCTGAATGTTGCTGCCGCCGGTGGCACCCTCGCTCGAGTGGGTCGACTACTGACGTTCCACCTGCGTTCGGAGACGAGCATTGAGACATGCGCCTCTCCGTCGGCCTAAACACTACCTTCGCGCAGGTGCTGGAAAACGTCGCCGCTGACGGCCGTGCTGCGGTCACTGCCGGCATCCGCGGCGCCACGGCCGATCTCAAGAACACGCTCCGCGCGCAGGTCCGTGCGAACTTCGCCTCGCGCAGCCTGCCGACCACGTGGCAGCAGCTCGACTTCCCTGCACGCGGCCAAAGCCTCAGTGCCGCCGGCCGCGTATTCTCGCGGGTGCCCGTCATCATAAACGCTTACAGCGAGGCTCGTGCCATCCGCGGCCGGCGCGGCCAGCGGCTGGCCATCCCCACCGGCTGGAACGCGACACGCGGGCGCCGCGGGCGCGGCGAGGCGGGCGTGCGGATCACCACGGCGCAGATGGCGGCGAACCCGTCTGCCTTCGTCGTGCGCGCCAAGGGCAACCCGGGCGTGCTGCTGTGGTGCTTGCCGGTGGCGCAAGGCGAGGCCGGCGTGAGCGCCCGTGGCCGCCGCAGCCGCGCCCTCGTGGCCGGCGGCGCCGTCCAGATCGCGACCGGCAAGGATCGCGGCAGGCTGCGGCGCCGCGAGGCGCTCAAACAGGGCTTCGTGCCGATGTTCATCCTGCTGCGCGAGGTGCGGCTGGCCAGGCGCATCGACCTCGACGGCCCGATCCGCGCCACCAGCGCCGCGATCCCGCGCAAGATCACCGCCGCCTGGCGCGACGGCGCGGGCAGGCCACGCCGCGTGCGCATTGACCCGCTGCTCGCCACCGCCCTGCGGCGCTGAACCCTTCCACCGAGGAGACTGCCCATGCCCCGTGCCATCGGCGCGAAGGCCAAGCTGCGCACGCGCCCCGAGGCCACCTACGGCGTGGCCCCCTCCGGCAACTGGACACAGCTGCCGTTCAAGAGTTTCGAGCTCGGCGCCAGCCAGGAACTGCTCGACGACCCAGTGCTCGGCGCCGGCGACCGGCGCACCAGCGGCGATCCCGCGCTCGACACGGTGACGGTGGAGGGTTCCGCCGTCGTGCCGGTCGACCTCGTCAACTTCGGCCACTGGCTCAGAATGCTGCTCGGACCACCGACCACCACCGGCACCGGCCCGGACTACGTCCACAGCTTCAAGGACGGCGCCTACGGCCTGCCGTCGAACGCATTCGAGATCGACTTCGTCGACCCCGTGCCGAACCGCTACTCGCTGCTCACGGGGGTCAAGGCGAACGAACTGCAGCTCGACTTCTCGCCGACTGGCCCCGCCGACGCGACGATTGCGCTGCTCGGCCAAGGCGAGACGCGCGCGGCCACCAGCGCTGCCGGCACGCCGGTCTTCACGCAGGGGGCACGCTTCCAGAAGCCGCAGGGATCGATCAAGCGCAACGGCGCGTCGCTGGCGAACGTCACCGCCGCGGAATTCACCTGGTCGAACGGCATGGAGGCCATCAAGACCATTCGGGCCGACCGCAAGATCGAAGGCGTCGACGAGGGCCTGTCCAGCGCCCGCGGCACGCTGACGCTGCGCTTCGCGGAGACGGACATGATCGACGATGCCATCGGTGCGGTGCCGTCTGCGCTGGAACTCGCCTACACCGCTGCCGCCAACCGGGCGCTGATCGTCACCTTCCCCCGCGTGTTCCTGTCCGTGCCACGCACGCCGGTGAGCGGCCCACAGGGCGTCGAGATCAGCGTCGACTTCCGCGCCGCAGACGATTCCACGGCCGCCTGCCTGATGCAGGTGGTTCTGCGCAATCAGCAGCCACCAACGACGTATGCCTGACCTGGTGTCAGTGCCTCCGAAGCCAAAGAAAGATAAGGGCGGCGACGGCTGCCCAGAAGAGGAATGAAAGTGCGCTGCGCACATTGTCCGAGAGACCGGGGTTATCTCGTTGGACTGGATCGTCGGGAGCCGCGGACTCGATCCCCTGCGAGATCGTCGTTCGAGGAAATGCCTCAGGGCTGCCGCGTCGCTCTCGCGGCCGGTTGGCACGTTCGGAGATAGCTTCCGTGCCATCAGCGTCGATCGCCCCAGCCATCCGTCCTGATGGACTTCCCTGTCCGTCCTCGGTCAAATTGTAGAGCTTCTGCCTCTGCCTGAGCGCAGCACGGATTGCCCGCATTTCGGCGTCAGCAAGTTCGGCTGGATTAGCGACTAGTCGCAATACGATCGGGCGGAATTGATGTCCTTGTTGCTGGGCGTAATCGCGCTGCAGCAGGGGATTGGCATGGCTGCCGTCCTGAAGGTCTCGAAAGTGCTGAGTGATTCTCGCCTTCACGTTCCTCGACGATCCTGGAGTAGCCCCCGTTAAACCGGACAGGTGGCTGGTTGGGACTTGGCCTGGATGAACTCACGTGGTGAGAGCATCTTCAAGCCGCGGTGGGGGTGGTTGGTGTTGTAGTCCTCGATCCAGGT